TTTTTTCCTGTCACGAGGCATCGGCGCCTCCTCGGACACCCTCTCCGCCCCTCTCCCTCTGCTCGAAAAACTCGGTCAGTCGAACTTCGCGTTCTGCTGCGGTCTTTAGGAACTCTTGTTTCGTCCTCCCCGATCTCCTGACTGCATCGTCGATACGGCCTGCGAGTTCGGGGTCAACTCGAAAGAATTGGGCCTTCTTTTCCTCGGGCATCGGGAAAACAGATTCGTGATCGTTGTATTACAAAGATAGCAATTAGGGCCGCTCCCCCGACGACTATGGGAAGTTTCTTTTTGCTATCGGGGCTTTTGCAGCGGGCGGCTAAAAATAGAACCGGGACTTGACCCTGCAGGGGAGTTGAACGGGGTCCCTATACGGAATGGAGTTTCGGGAGCCGTTATTGTAAGTCGGGGTGCTGCGTTTCTTCCCGACGGGAGAAGAAGAGCCGTTCTCGCAAGTAACGTGACCGTCGTAATAGGCGGGGTCAACTTGGAACAGGATACACTCCAACTCGAAGGAGACTCGTAGGTCGTCGGCCTGCGTCCTCGGAGCAGAGCCGTTGCTATTGCTCCTGTCCCTTCCTTCTCCGTTCTGAAGAGTGCTACGTCCCCTGCGTCTCCTATCCATATGCGTTCTCTGCGTCGTTGGCCTGAGTTCTGAACGGCCTGCGATTTATTGCGCTGCCCCTTAGCCCTCCGGGCACCCCTCTAGACTTGAAAGGGGTACGGGGGTCCTGCGTCCTGCTGCGCATCCTGCGCTCTGGCCTGCGTTCTGTATTGTTTTCGGAAGTATCTATTCCGCTATTATCATTATATGTGCGAAAATATGTGAACTCCCGGTAACCGTTTATTATCGGGAGTAAACTATCATAATAGTAGAACGGCCATAATTCGACGGCTCGGAGTGCTGCTGCGTCCCTGCCGGCAACCGCAACGACTCGCCCTCGTAGGTCCGTTTTTGTCTCGGGGTGCGGGGATACCTCCAAGTGCACAGAATTAGTTGTTGCAACACTTAATGTGTACACATCTATTATGGACCTGTGTACTTCATCTTGTCAGAGGACGTACGATAGAGTGCCGCTGCGCAGGAGTTGGGACAAGACTGAACTCTGCGATCCAGAGCAACGAGTACCGGAGGGTATCGTCTCGTTCATAGATCCTACGCAGAACCCCGATGCTCCACCCTACAGCACCCTCCTCGGCTAGCTCGTAGAGTGCTCTGTGTAAGTCGTCCTTTAGGTCTAACTCTACCTCTGCCCATAGGCCGACATCGTCACGACGGGAAGCGGCCTGACCTATCACCCTTTTGTTGAACTCCGGTATTCCCGTGCCCCGCCCGTGAACTAGGATAACGGGGCATCCGTCCCCGTCGTTGAAGCCCAACTCCGTCCCTTCATCGACCACCTCGCCCGTTACCATAGGGACTCCCCATAGAGCCGCATATCCTCCGATCTTCACCTTCAAGACTTGGCCTCCGCTACCTCTCGCCACCTCGCCTTGAAGTCCTCTGCGGGGTGAAGGGACGATGGACTCGCCTTAACGAGGAGGAGGATGTGGGGCATATCGACGACCTCGTTCCCCGTCTGCATATTCCGGTGTTTCCGGCCACTGATTCCGGCGTCAATCCGGCCACCGATTACGGTTGAACGCGGCCACCTGATCGGAGCGCAGCGACGTGGATGGGTTTCAGGATGAGGGGTGGCCGGATTCAGTGAGACCCGAGCGTTTTCTTCGCATGGAATCGCCCTTGAGAGTTATGCGATGGGCGTTGTGAACGAGCCGGTCAAGGATGGCATCTGCCAGTGTGGCATCCCCTACGGTGCCATGCCAATCGGCGACGGGGAGCTGGCTGGTCACGATCGTTGACCGATGTCCGTGGCGGTCATCGAGGATCTCGAGCAGGTCGTTGCGAGCCGGGCCGGTAACCGGCGCCAGCCCCCAGTCGTCGAGCACGAGCACGTCGGTTTTGGCTAGAGCAGCGATGAGTTTCGGGTAGGTGCCGTCGAGTCGGGCAAGCTGTACCGCTTCGAGTAATCTGGAGAGTCGCTCGTAGCGGGCGGTGAAGCCCTCCAGGCACGCCTTGTGGGCGAAGGAGCAGGCGAGGTAGGTCTTGCCGGTGCCAGTCGCGCCGACGATGAGCACGTTCTGATGTTCGCGGATCCAGGTGCAGCGTGCCAGTGATCGGATCTGGCTTTTGTCCAGGCCACGAGCCGGTGCGTAGTCGAGGTCTTCGAAGGAGGCCGAGAGCTTGAGCCGGGCGGATCGTAAGCGACGGGACAGTTTGCGGCTTTCGCGCTCGGATCGTTCGCGGTCAACGAGTAGGCCGAGGCGTTCGTCAAAGCTGAGAGCCTGGGCCTCTCGCGAACCGGTCTGTTCGGCATAGGCATCGGCCATGCCGTGCAGGCGAAGGGATCGCAGTTGTTCGAGGGTGGGGTTGGTGAGCATACCGATCGGGTTGGTGATGACAGAAGCGGCAACACGAGGATGCGTCGCCGGATGCGTAAAACTGTGCGTCACTTAAGCACGCGTCGTCAGGTGCGGATCTGGTCAGTTGTAGTACTCGGGTCCACGGATATGCTCGTGCTCGGGCAGCGGGGCGTGCGTCTGCTGTTCGAAGAGCGAGGCCTGGTCGAGACGGCGTTTCAGCATGGACCGGATCGAGCGATACCGCATGGCGCCGGGCCCGATCTCGATCGCCCTTCGACAGGCGGCTTCGAGGCGCTCGGGACCGTACTCTTTGGAGAGGCGAAGCACCCCCATGCAGCCGCGGAAGCCATGTTCGGGGTGCGGCCGGGTGCGCAGGATCTCGGAGCATACCTCGCTGGTCGCCTCACCGATGGATGCCGCCCAGCGCAGGATGCGCGTTGGAGACCATTCCCCATAGCGACGGTGGCTGGAGGGCATATGCTCAGCCACCGTCGTGTAGGCGTAGGCCCGAGCGCTGCGCACGTGACTGGCCACGCGGTCGCCGTCGTAGAAGACTTCGACCGTGGCGTCGGTGTAGCGCACGTCCAGCTTGCGACGGATGAGTTGATAGGGCACCGAGTAGAAGTGCTTGTCGACCTCCACGTGGTAATCGACGCCGGCGCGACACGTCTTCCAGTGGCCGATGTCGTAGCGCTGAGCAGGCAGCGGAAGAAGCGCCGGCATATCGAGGGCCTCGAATCGCGTTCTTCGGGAGCCGTCGAGCTTCTGGAACGGCTCGCTGTTGAGCAGATCGAGCTCCTCGCCGATCGCCTCATTGAGCTCGGCCAGGGAGAAGAAGGTGCGGTTTCTGAGTCGTGCCAGGATGCGACGTTCGGCGTGCAACACGCCCGCCTCCACCTTGGCCTTATCTCTCGGGGAACGGATGCGTGTCGGCAGAATCGCGGTGCCGTAGTGAGTGGCCATCTCGGCGTAGCTGCGGTTGAGCGTCGGCTCGTAGTAGCAGGGCCGCTTCACCGCTGTCTTGGTGTTATCGGGGACGATGAGGCGTGGTACCCCGTCGAGGAACTCCAGGGCCCGCACGTGGACGCCAATCCAGTCGCCGAGCTGCTGGCTCAGCGTGGCTTCTGCGTAGGTGTAGTTCGAACAGCCGAGCGTGGCGACAAAGAGGTGGGCCGTCCGCTCCTCCCCGGTCTGCTGATCGACGAGGCCGATGCCGTCACCAGCCCAGTCGACAAAGAGCTTGTCGCCGGCCTTGTGCTCCTGACGCATCACGGGGTCGACGTGGCGGCGCCAGAGCCGGTAGCTCTCACAAAACCAGCTGTAGCGGATGGCATCTGGGTGGGCCTCGTGGTACTCCTCCCAGAGCAGGCGCAGCGTTACATGCTTGCGCTGAAGCTCCTTGTGTACCCAGTTCCAGTCCGGGAGAGGACGGGAAGGCGTCTCCTCGGCCGGGGGGAGTTCAGGTGGACGGTAAAGACGATCCTGGAGCTCAGCGTCGGACAGATGCTGGATGTCGCTGAAGGAGAGCCCGGCCTCGGTGGCGCGCTCGAGGGTCGTCGCAACCGAGTCGCGAGAGATGGCCAGGCTGCGGGCAATCTGCCGCCGGCTCAGGCTGAGTTGGTGATGGAGCCTGAGAACTTCTCGAATCTTGTGCATGGGCAAGCGGTGTGCGGGCATCGATGTTCCTCCTCGTGACACTGGTGATGAGGAGGAAGAACGACGACCTACACGGGCTGACCCACGTCACCCACTCCGATCATGACATTCCGGCACAATCCGGCCACCCATTCCGGCAGACCTCGCTAAGGTGGCCGGATTCATACCGTTTTGGGTGGCCGCGTTGGACCGTATTCAGTGGCCGGATTCGACCGTTTTGGGTGGCCGGATTCCCACCGTATTCGGTGGCCGCGTTCCACCGGAATACGCACCCCGTCAACTCCTCCATCTCCTCCGCTATGTCTCGGGGTCGATATTCTCGCAGGAAGCGGTATCGGGCATAGGGACCTTCTCCCTGCTTCCAGTTCGCCCGCTGTAACCTCCAGTTCGTCCGGAATAGTTCGATGCGATCGGACCTCATACGAGGAACCCTGCGCTTTTGCGGATGCGCCACGTTGGATAGTTGGACCCCTTCAAGAACGGGAGACAAAATTCCCGAACGAGACCTACGGCCTCTGGAGTTGGGATGTCTCCGGACCTGTCGCTAGCCGCTGCCCTCGTTTGCTCGTAGTCAACCCAACGGCGCTGTACGTCCTCGGCTAGTTCGATGAACTCTACGATGCGTCTCCTCGCCTCCTCTGCGCCGTCCTGAAGAGCCTTCTCTTTGGTCGATAGTACGGCTAGGGCCGCTGCCTTGCGCTCCTCTCGCGCCTCCTCACGAACCCGTGCGAGCATATCCTGAAACCCTGCGAGCACCTCCTCCTGCTCCGCCAGTTCTGCCCGTGCTTTTTTGAGTTGGGCCCTACTGTTTTCGACGACCTCCTGCGGCACATCTCCCAACTCTCGGAGTGCCAAGTCGTCCCTGTGAATTAACTGCGCCTTGGCAACGACCTGTCTCTTTGCCTCTGCCTTCGCCTCTACCGTTGGGAGTTGCGCTTCCATCTCTGTAAGGCGCTCTACGGCGCTCTTCTTACGTCCAAGTCTCGGCATATCTGTCTCGTTTTTGGGCTAGCCCTCCCTTGCAATAGCGGACGTTGACCCTCTGCGGCCATCGACCCCTGCGTCCTCCTCCGTCGGGGACGGTATCCCCTCTACTCTTAGTGCTCTTCTGAACGGAGAAAGAAGTGCTAGGGGGGGTGTAAAAAGTGTTGCTCTTGTTGCTCTTGTTGCTCTTGTAGCGGTTGTTGCTCTTGTTGCTCTCCTTATTTTCCAACGGTTTAGATCGTTTTTGCCCTGTGTTGCTCTTGTTGCTCTCCTTATTTTCCAACTATTTGGCACCCCTGAAATTGACCTGAAGAGCAACAAGCGCAACAAGGGGTGTTGCTCTTGCACCCTCGTTTTTAGGCCATACGGGGCACTTTGGCTACAAGAGCAACAAGAGCAACAAGAGCAACACATATACGGGGGGTAGGTCATTTGACCGTATGGTTGACGAATTAGAAGGGACCTTCTTCAGATCCGCCTATACGGAGAGGCAACTTGTACTTCCCATAGGCGGCCTTCAGGATCGCGTTCTCCTTTAGCATCCTGCTCATATAGGTCCGCACCTTCTTGGGACCGTCCGACCCCTCTATGTCGATGTGCTCCGCCACCTCTTTCGGGGTGGCCTCTCCCAACTCCTCTAATGCGGATAGTATCTGTCGCTTGAAGGCGTTTGCGCTGTACGTGGCCGCATCCCCTGCGAGGGTCCAGGTCATTAGACGGTCGTCGAACTCTAGGACGTATTCCGTCTCGGCCATCTCCCGTCCCCTGACATAGAGCCGTGCGGTACGGTCGTATTCTCCTTTACGGAGGATCATTCCCGTACTAGCCGCTGCGATCAAGCCCGTACTCCCTGAAATAGCATCGAAGGGATCGTCAGGGGCTTCCCGTTTGCTCGTATGGTGAACAAGGACGACTCCGATCCCTGCGTCCTGCGTCATGTCGGCAAGGGATCGTATGGCATCGTAGTCCTGCCGATAGATGTCCCCGTTGCCTCGCGTTCGAGGACGGAAGCGAACGAGGGTATCGACGACTATCAAGCGGGGGCTATGGAGTTCGATATACTCCCGTAGTCGTTCAAGCCCTCCGTTATCTGCGTCAGGCCAGAAGTGCTTCCCGTCCTTATGATCGTCCGTAACAACGATGTCCAGAGCATCGGGAGCAGAGCCGTCCTGTGCCATTGCATTGATACGGCTCTGCATTATGCGCATCGTCGCCTCGGAAGGCCACGTTATGTAGAGCACCCTTCCCTGCTCCACCTTCGCCTTCCCTAACGCTGCCCCTCCGGACGCGACGGCTATTGCGATATTTAGTGCGGCCAACGACTTCCCGACTTTGGGAGGACCTGCAAGGATCGTAACTCCATCGGGGAGGATCTCGGGAACGATCCATACGGGTTCAGGGAGGACTAGCCGCTGTATCGTCCTTGCGCTCTGGACATTGATGTCGGAGAGGGACGCAGGACCGTAGGAGTGCTCGGAAGAAGGTGATTTCCGCAGCTGCGTTTTTTGGGTTTTCTCCTGAACGGAAGAAGGGTCCTGTGCTGCGCTCTTCTCTATTATTTCCGCCACCTCAAGATGCTTCTTCGTCTCCTGCTCACTCCACCCAAATTCCGCCCTACAGAAGTCCTCGAACGTGCCGTGCTTATCTCTGTAGAGCCGCTTGTCACGGAGTTCCAGTAGGGCCTTCCCTACTACTGCGGCCTTTCTTCTCTCCTCCGTATCGAAGGCCTTTTCTGGTTCTAGGTCAAATTTGCCCCGTGCGGGCGGAGGGAGCATCTGCATTAATGCGACCCCCGACATCGGCTCGGCCTTCGCTACGCGATCTCGAAGCGCCTTTGGACCGTGCTCCTCTAGGAAGTCGTACACGTCGTACTTCTCCCTGAACTCGGGAAAGTCGACGACTCGGGCACTCTTAACGTGATCGGCCAGTTCTGCGGACGACTTACGGAGCATCGTATCCCCGCCCGCATCGTTGTCAAGGTGGAGGACGATGTCACGGTCCATGAAGTAGGGACCGTATTCGTATTCGGACTTCCATCCGTCCGCACCCTGCGCAACGGTCGTCGCGAGGAACCCTGCGTCTCGTAGGGCCTTTGCTCCCTTTTCTCCCTCGCAGATATGGATAGGCTCTTCCGGACGGGAGCGAAGTTCAGGAAGGTATAGCGGCACCCTGCGGACTCCTTCGAGGCTGTACTTCTTTTGCTTCCCGTGCTGCCGGCGCTGCGAGAACGCTTTGTCCATCCGCTCCTTCTCGGGGTCCCAATAGTCAACTCTGCCCACCTCGTACAGCACGTTCCCCTTTTCGTCCTCATACGGGAAGGACTGAACGTCCTTCAGTTTCCAGAACCAATTACCGTGCTTCGGCCTCCCAACTCGCACCCCCTTCGGAGGCTCGTTCTTGGGCTTCTCGTTCTCGGGGATCTCTGCGGGCTTTTGCGGCATCGGCACCTCGTATCCTAGAAGTCGTCGGGCTTCTTGGTCGTTGACGTTCTCCAAACGAGCGACGGTATCTATGGCCTGCGGCCTGCGGTATCGGGCGGCCATCTCCGCGCCGTATTCGATCCAGTAGTTCAACTTGACACAAGCCTCCGCCCGATCTATTTCCGCATCGGCCATCTTCTTTGTGATAGCCTCCTCCCTGCGTCCAAGTCGGGACATTGCCTCCCCGTAATGGAGACCCTCGAACTCCATCAAGAAGCCCGCTCCATCTCCGGACCTCTCGCACTTTCGGCAACGGAAATTCCCGTCCTTACGGAAGATGAAGAAGCGGTCGTCTCCCTCCCCGCAGAACGGGCAGGGACCGTGCCATTCCCCGTCCTGAAGGCGGAGGGTGGAGGCAATGGAGGAGTAGGCGGAGGGAAGGGGAGGCTCGTTCATCCCTGCCCTCCGGAGTTCGTGAAACGATCGCGCCAGCTAGGGTCAACGACTCGGGAGGACGTACGTCCATCGTCGACCGCACGGGGAGAGGGTGGATCTACGTCTCTATACGGATGTGCTCTTGCTCGCAGCAAGCGCCGTACGGCCAGAACTACGGACTCCGTCCCATAAACTCCTTCTAGTTGGCGAAGGAAGGCGTAGGCGGCATCAATACTGGAGACTTCAGGGGGTCCCTTCTGTGAAAACGGGGACGGAACTGGACCCCGTGACAGGTGGGAACGTATCTTCTGCATGATAGAAGCCCTCTACGAAGGGTTTTAGTGGTCCGATCAAACACCACGATCTTGCCCCCGCCACGATGGCCGTCGTAGCGGGGGCTTTTTTCCTGTCACGAGGCATCGGCGCCTCCTCGGACACCCTCTCCGCCCC